ACGCATAATAGGAATAATACACTGAATATTAATGAAAGAAAAGAAGAAAAATCACTAAATCTACTTAAGTTTGATTAAATATGCTAGAATATAATATCTTTATATATGGAGTAAAGAACATGAATGGCTGAAGTGTCTGGATCGTTCAACGAATCCTCTGACCAAACAGCATCTCCAGGGGCTGTGCAGCTTCGGTTTCGGTAGCTGCCAGGTAATAGTCCAAAACCTTGGCCGGCGTATCCAATGAAACGTCAGGCATGGGGTATGCAACTCGGTAATCATCCGAGATGCTCCACATGACCTGTACAGTCACATTGGGCGGGGCCACGATCATGAGCCTCTCCCGGCGTCCACCGTCGAGTGCATGCCACCTGAAGATGCTGGAGTCAGTGACTCGGAAAACGTTCGTCACGTTCATGGTGAGATCCTGCGAAGGCAGGGTCTCAGCGAAATCAGCTATAGACTGTTGGTCAACGGCTCCGGTCCTGTAAGAACCGGCAAAACGCCACCAAGGTCCAGCGTCAGTCCCTGTGGTCGAAAGAGCCACACCATGAAAGCGCCCAGTGAGGGCAGCAAGCGAAACCAAATTAGCCCTACGAGAGATCGGAGAAACTTTTTCGTTGTCCTCGCCAATGAAGGCGAAAGCGATGCTGTTGTTGGCACCGCGCGGAAAGATGTGGAAATTCACACCACCTCGCGCGATCATCGCAGGAATCGGGATCGGATCAATCTCATAGGAGTAAAGGTTTAGCCTGGTGCCCACGCTGAGTGGCACTCCAGTTGGGGCAGGAGCAATTTTATAATTCGGTGCGGGGTACATTTTGTAATCGGCATGGAAAGTTATAAGTTGCTGTGGGCTCACAGTGACCGGTCGTCGGTACGAAAGAAGGAGAGTCGAGTGCGCGAATGGCACGGTACTCTCACAATCCACCGTACGTGGGCCGGGCACCGGAGTGGGGGGGGTTGTTGTTGGGACGATGTCCACGGGCTCTTCAGTCCACGTGGGCCCGTTGTCGGCAGTATCGTCCTTCAGAGCTTGTGCTTCCGCGGCATCAGCACCGTTTGCGACGAATTCCTCGTCTTCATCGGTTGGAACTAATGCAACGGGCGTGATAGCCTCGTACCACACAGCGGCGCCGCCAACTCTTGCGAGTTGACCGTAGCTGCGCATTCCGAGGCCTCCAAGTTGCAATCCTTCGAAAGAGTAGTTTATGTCCATCGTCAAGGTACCAATGTTGGTGACGGTCGGGACTTGAACGGGTTGATCCATCCAAATCGTCAACCATCCACAGGAGTAATCCTGCACCCTATCAGTTGCGAAGCCGGCCTCACGCTCGAGGTCCGGGACTTTCAACCACTCCGTCGCGGCGCAAAATGGGATTCGCAGTTGCATCGAACGCTTATCAGCGCCGAATTGTGTGAAGTTGTTGAACTGGGTTGAAGACTCGGCTAGATTGACAGCAGAGGGCGCAAGGGGTGTAAACACCGAGCGCAGAGCCAAGTTATGGGATGCAGTTCCAAAAACCTCAACATCGATGAGGAGAGCGTCGGCTTTCCAGTACCGATATCGCGAAAGCATTGCCTGAAGGGGGATAGGGCCGATCGCAGGGTTGAGCGTGAACTCAAACTCGTGGACCTTCGCACCAGCAACAAGGTTGTCCAAAGAGGTTCCAAGTTTCATTGAGTGTTTCAAGTTCATTGCATGGGTCACATTCAAAGGGTCAGTGGTCGTTCGGAAGTCGCGACCTGCATTATGCCGGGATTCGGAGGCATTCTCCGTTCCAAACACACGACAGGTCACGGGGGACAGGATCAAGTTCAAGTCAGGGTTCTGGGCAAGGGTGGGCACGTATCCACCAACAAGGGGCACGGCGTCCATCGGAATGGTCGCCTCCAAGTTGGCGTCAACCTGCGCACCAGTGGCTGATTGTGTTGAAGTGTCGGTGTATTCAGTGGCGTTGGTTCCAACAGAAGACTGGATATACGTGTTCGATATGTTCGTCTCGTGTTTGGAAGAACCGCCACCATTTGCTTTGAACCAAACTGCAGGCGCAAGGCGCGGGCGCAGCATGGTCGGGTGTACATTGTATCGGGTCCAGATGGTCACGGTCACAGCTTGAGTCGGGGGTCCAGAGCATCCAAGGTGACGAAGCGTCAGTGTTCCTAAGTTTTCGTCAAATTCAGTGGATGCAATTGTGTTCAGGTATTCTCGGTGGTTGGTGAAGGGGATTCGAATGGTCACAGAAGCAGGTCGGGAGATATCAATCATTTGGGATTCGGCCGGAACGTCGTTAGCGATCGTCGAGGTGAAGGAAAACTCAGGGGTGATGGTTCCAACAAGAGGACGATAGGAAACGAAGATGCGGCCGCTGCAGAAGGGATTTCCATTGGTGTTGATCTGCACTTCCATGAAGTGCTCACCGGCGGGTCTCAGCAGGAGGAACTGTTGAAAAGTTGCATCCTGAATATTGGTCCGCCAGTCAGGTTCAGGGGAGAGCAGATCGCGGGGGAGGATATAGGTCTTGAGCAGTGTGTCACCAGCTACGTTCAAAGGAACGGAGAGGGTGTCACGGATGAGGAAAGAGTTGAGTCCAGTGTCTAAGTCCATGGCAGGGGTCCTAACAATGTCGACGTTTTTCACGACGACGGGGTCATTCACGGGGTTCACTTTAGCCACCGCTCCAGAGGGTTCCAGAGTGGCGAGTTCGGTGCGTTGGATCAGGGGTTTTTCCATTGTATTGGCGGGGCGGGCCTGCGGTCCGTTGCACACGGCGTCCATAGGTGGGTACCTACTTCGATCGCGCGCAAGTTGTCGCAGGGCAGCCGGGGAGGGTATGCGGTGGAAGATTTTGTCAATGATCATTTGTCCAGTTTGTTCAGAGAGTCGTCGGGTCCAGTCGTTCACATAGTCGTCACCCCACAAGGCAGCTTCGCGAAAGAATATCTCTAGAGATTGCTCTAGAGTCACTCCTTTGCGAAGCCACGCGGGCAGGGCTTCCAGGGTTGACTTTCGCAACGCCCCTAGGTAGCAACCAACGTCTTCATGGAAGACGGGGGTGCGGCCCAGGATCGTTATTTCGGGGAAGGTTTTCCAGCGAGGTTCGTCGTCAGGGAGGATTGGGGTTTTGTCAGCGTAGGTGATGTCCATGCCAATGGACTTGATCACCCTTGCGATTGCGGGAGCGTTGAAGAGATGATGGAGGTCCGGCCTCACGGCCAGGCCTACATCATCTCCGTGGAAGAATGATACGACACACTCGTCGTACACCATGTCGGGGCACAGTGTACGAAAAGCAGTCCGCATCATCAGGGAGGAGCAAATGGAATTCAGGGGGGTGGTGATTGGTTGTCCAGATGATTGTCCATGAGTCGGATGGTAGACCTCGTGAGGTCCACCAATGGAGGGTCCAAACTGGACCTCGCGGTCGTTGATAGACCGGAAGAGGGCCAGAAGTTGCGGGGTGTAGTCCTTGTTGGTGTTGCCGGCGAGAAGTCGATTCCCTACGGCAACCATGATGTTGGAGGCAGTTTCAATGAAGGAGCGGTGTAGTTTGAAGTCAAAATTCTTGTAATCAAAATCGATCCAAATCCTAGAGTCGGGTCCAGTCTGAAAGCGGGCACGGGCGATCGTGTCCAATACCGAAATA